GTTCTACTTGTTCTACTTGTTCTACTTGTTCTACTTGTTCAACTTGTTCTACTTGTTCAACTTGTTCTACTTGTTCTACTTGTTCTACTTGTTCAACTTGTTCTACTTGTTCAACTTGTTTTACTTGTTCTACTTGTTCAACTTGTTTTACTTGTTCTACTTGTTCAACTTGTTTTACTTGTTCTACTTGTTCTACTTGTTCTACTTGTTCAACTTGTTCTACTTGTTCAACTTGTTCTACTTGTTCAACTTGTTCTATTTGTTTATCGAATTCTTCAATATTATATATTTTAATTAATAATTCTGATTCTGATTCTGATTCTGACTCTGATTCTGACTCTGATTCTGACTCTGATTCTGACTCTGATTCTAACTCTGACTCTGATTCTGACTTGGATTTTTGATTATTTTTTGATTGATTAGTTATACTATTTATTTTATAATTTATATTTAAATTATCAAACATTAGCTCATAAAATTTTTTTTTTTGTTCTTTTCTTATCCAATATTCATATACAAAAATATCTGTTTTATCATTTAAAAAATCTCCTTTTATTTTTTTATATTGATTCAAATTAAAATTAGGATATTTATCATATATATATCTTTTGATATTATTGTAATCCATAATTAATTACAATAATAATTATCTTTATATATTCCGCGTGAATTTACATAACTATTTTAATAAATTACAATATACTTCATCTAATTTATTCACATATAACTTCCAATTTCTTTTATTTATAACATAATTATAACCATTTTCAAGTATTTCTTTCTTATATCCATTATAATAAATATCTTTTATTTTATAAATTAAATCAAATAAATCATTCTTTTTAAATATATAACAATTTTTTTCATTTTCACTAATGTCTAATAATGGTTCAACACTTGATAATAATAACGGAACTTTTAATCCTAATGGTTCAAATGGTTTAATTGGTGACACTACTTCACATACTTCATAACTTAATCTTGGAATAATATATAAATCTAGCAATTTATAGTATTTGTATAATATATTATTATCAACATATGGTTGAAATATTATAAAATTATACTTTTTATACTCATCTGGTAACTCTTTTGATATTAATAAAAATTTTATATTAGTTATAGTTTTCGATAAAATTTCTATTGCTTTACATAACCAATTTATACCCTCATACTTTACGATTGAGCCAAAATATCCAATTATAAAATTATTATCTAAACCAAGTTGCTTTTTATAATTAATATTATAATTAATATTTTCTTTCTTTATTTTTGAAACTTCAAAACAATTTGGTAGTATAAAATATTTATTCATATCAGTTATTTTTGTTAATTTCATTACCTTTTTTTGTATTTGTCTTGTGATAGGAATAATTTTATCCACATTACGACATACAATATTTTCATTTGATAAATATTTTGTTACATATTCTTCTTTTTTTTTTATTTTATTGTTTATTTTACATGATAAATCCCAACTTCCTCTTATTTCATATATGCATTTAATTTTTTTTCTTTTAAAAAATGATATTACTTCAATTAAATTATTTGGTGGTGTCACTACCTGTAATATTTTTGGATTAAATATTTTAATCAAATAGTCTAATCCTAAAATACTATCAATTTGATTTAATCTTATATATTTTACTCTATCATATTCTTCTATTATTATTTTACTTTTTTTAGGAAAATTTGGTCTAGTGATTATAATTATTTCTCTATTCTCTATATTTTTATTATAATTTTTAACTAGTTGATGTCCTCTTTCACTATAACCAGACTTTATATAAGGTAATGAAGTATTTTTATAATAAAAAATAAAATCTTTTTTATTTTCTTTATAAAAATTATTATATTTAAACATATATTTAATCACAGTATTTATCCAATTATTATATTGTAAATCTATAATAATATTAAAATTAATCAAATTAACTTTTTTATGCAAATCTATTAAACAACTAATATAACTATTATATTCATCATTTCTCTTATAATATATTATATTATTATCATTCTTTTTTGTAATTTCTACTTGATCTTTATTTTCTAATATCAATATTATTTTTTTTTTATTTAAGTTTATGAATTCTTTGTATTTTGTATTTGAAAAAATATAAATGACATTAGTATTATTATCCATATGAATTATAATACTTATTTATTTAAATAATCATAACTTATTTTTATACCAATCTATTGTTTTAATAAGCCCTTCTTTAAACTTTACTTTCTGTTTCCACCCTAATTCTTTTAATTTGTTATTATCTATATAATATCTTTTATCATTAAAATCACGATCTTTGACAAATTCAATGTAATTATCAATTTTATCTGTCTCTTTTATATTTGATACTATCATTTTTGTTACATCCATTACTGAAAATTCATTTTCATCTTCTGATCCTATATTATATATCTCTCCTACTTTACCTTTTTCTAATATTTTTATAAATGCTTCCGCTACATCTGACACATATAAAAATGATCTTTTATTTATTCCATTTCCATGTATCGTTAATTTCTGTCCCTCTTTTAATAATTTTATGAATTTAGGTATTAGTTTTTCAGGATATTGTCTCGGCCCATATACATTATTACCTCTGCTTACAATTATTGGCATTCCATATGAATGATTATATGACATCGCTATCATTTCTGCACCTGCCTTTGTTGCTGCATATGGATTAGTAGGTGTTAATATTGAATATTCTGTTTTCTTTTCTTCATCTTCTTTTAAATTACTTTCGCCATAAACTTCATCGGTTGATACATGAATAAAACGTGTAATCTTTCCATATAATCTCGAAGCCTCAAGTAATGTATGTGTCCCAACAATATTATCCTGTGTATATTGTAATGAATTAGAAAAACTATTATCCACATGTGATTGTGCTGCGAAATGAACTATTGTATCTATTTGATATTCTTTTAAAATAAATTTTATTAAATCCATAGAACATATATTTCCTTCAATAAATGTATATTTATTATTATTTGTATTTTCATAATCTACATTTTTTTGATCAGCACAATAATTTAAACAGTCTATGTTTATTATGTGTTTATTACTGTTGTTTTTTAAAATTTCATTTATAAAATTAGATCCTATAAATCCACATCCACCTGTGACTAATATATTTTTAAAATTATACATTTGTGTCTATATTTATTATATAAAATATTTTATTATATTAAACATGAAATTTTTAATTTATGGACATAAAGGTTGGATTGGCAAACAATTAATAAAATATTTAGATTCACAAAATATTTTATATGTATGTGGCGAAGAAAGAGTAAATAATAAGGAAGCTGTTGAAGAAGAAATAAGAAATATTGTTCCTACACATATTATTTCTTTTATTGGTAGAACACATGGTAAGATCAATGATAAAGTATATAGCACAATAGATTATTTAGAACAAGACGGTAAAGTTTATGATAATGTGAGAGATAATTTATTTTCACCACTTGTCTTAGCATTAATATGTCAAAGATGTAATATACATTTTACATATTTAGGCACTGGTTGTATTTTTGAATATGATGATAATCATCCCTACGGTAAAGAAATTAATGGATTTACAGAAGAAAGTTTACCAAACTTTTTTGGATCGTCTTATTCAATTGTCAAAGGTTTTACAGATGAACTTATGCATTTATTTAAACATGCTCTCAATATTAGAATAAGAATGCCTATTACTGATGAAAAAAATCCAAGAAATTTTATTACTAAAATTACTAAATATGAAAAAATTTGTAGTATTCCAAATTCGATGACAGTTCTTAATGATATAATACCTATTATTGTTGATATGGCATCAAATTATAAAAATGGCACTTATAATATGGTAAATCCCGGATTAATTTCTCATAATGAAATATTAGAAATGTATAAGGAAATAGTTGATCCATCTTTTGAGTGGAAAAATTTTACAATAGAAGAACAAGATATAATATTAGCATCAAAAAGATCAAATAATTTTTTGGATACTTCTAAGTTAGAAAATGAATATAAAATTAAGAATATAAAAGACTCTGTTAGAGATATTTTAATGAATTATACTGATATTTAATTCTATATATAATTTATTTTTTAATTATTTATTTAATCTACATATTATATATAGATTAATGAATAACACATTTTCATTTATTATTCTTAGACATGTTAATAATTCTAAAACCAATTTATATTGGAATAAATGCTACGATTGTATTAGAAATTTATATAAAAAAAAACATATTTACATTATTGATGATAATTCAATTTATAAACCATTAAGAATTGGAAAAAAATTACATAATACTACTATCATCAATAGTATATTTCATAAACAAAGAGGAGAATTATTACCATATTATTATTTTTATACTTTAAAATTTTCTAATAATGTTATTATATTACACGATTCTGTATTTATTCATAAAAAGATTCATAATAAATACATTAAAACAAAAAAATATGTTTTTTTATGGCATGCAGAACACAAATGGGATCCAAATGTTGAAATAGAAAATTGTCTAAGAAAATTAAGTAATTCAAAAAAATTAATTAATATATTTATGAATAAAAATAAATGGAATGTATGTTTTGGAGGTATGTCAATTATAAATTTAAAATTTATTGAAAAACTATTTAATAATAATAATTATTTATTTACTTTATTATCTGAAATTAATAATAGAAAAAAACGCCAAGCTTTTGAAAGAATTATTTCTATATTATTAACGAGTGTAGATAAGAGTGATTTTTATTCAGTAAATGGTGATATAAATAATTCAGGATGCTGGTTTTCAAAATATGAAAAATATAATAATTTAAATTATTTTAAAAAAAATATGTATAAAATATCATCAGGTAGATAACATTTTAATTAAATATTTTTTATATTTCTATTAATTGGATTTATATGTTGAATCCACTTAAAAATAATTTTTTTTATATTATCACTAAATCTTTTATATTTTATATTATGTTTAAACAATAAATAATCAAAACTAATTTGATCTCTTCTACATATATTTATACAACGACACCAATCTTCATTAAATTCTTTTATCTTTTTGTGATTTCTTATTAAAAAACCAGTTTCTGTTAATCCTATATCATCTTTAAAATTTATACTATTAAATTCATTTAAAATTCTATTAACATTATCTTGCTTTTCAAGTTTTTTAATAATAACTATTTTTGCTTCATCTTTCACTAAATTTCTTTTAGGATGCTCAAAACATATAATATCATATAAATTTAATTTACCTATATAATTTTTTAAAAGACCATAATTAATTATATTTATATTTCCATCTACATATACAGATTTCTCATATTTAAATGGTAAATATTCAGTTGGATTTGTTTTAATAGTACGTTGAACTAATTTAAATTCTTTGCCCTTAGTATTTATATAAAATGGTAATAATCCTTTATTGATACATTTATATATTGTTTTAAAATTATCAGTATAATAAAGTGTATCAATTGTAGACTTATAATGATTTATGTTTTCTCCTTCATATGATCCAGTATTAATTGTGTAAATACAGGTATTATTTATTATATTATTTTCTCTCCATCTTGCTATTTTATAATGATATATAAATGTTTGAGGTACAATTATTGGTAATCCACCTATATTTTTAAATCTATCAAACCATTCTGTTTCATTACCACCAAATGGATAAGATGGGTCGAAATACAAATTATTATCAAACTTATTAATTTGTAAAACTTTTCTAGAAAATACCATAAAAAATCCATTTAAATTACAGGGATCTTCTTTATATAATGCTTTTCTATTATTATGTAATAATGGTTTTATACTATACTGACACATATTTATTGGACAATTTTTTGGACCAGGATTATTTGAAAGTGGTCCAAAATATTTTATTTCATCTCTTTCTTCATAACAAGACCATAGTATATTATTAATAGATTTATCAAATAATATATCATCGTTTGATAATATTATTACATCACAATTATTTTCTAAACACAAATCGATTCCTTTATTCCATGTTCCAGTTAATCCACCAATCTCTTCTTGATTTTTATTATAAATTATTTTAATTTTTTTATTATCTTTATATTTTTTTATAAGATCCAAAGTAATTTCATCCTGTGATTCATTTATAAATAAAACAATAAAATGATTTTTAGGTAATTCTCTAATAAAAGATTCTAAACATTGTCTTGCAAAAACACCATAAAAGCCATGTGTTGTTATAATTACACCAGTTTTAACATTATTACTAATTAGTTTTTGTTTGTTTATTTTTGATATATTCATAATTTTAGTATATTTTTTATTATTATCTTCATTATTACTAATTAGTTTTTGTTTGTTTATTTTTGATATATTCATAATTTTAGTATATTTTTTATTATTATCTTCATTATAATGTTCATTATCTTTTTTAATTTTTTTAATTTTTTTATTATTATGTTGATTATCTTTTTTAATTTTTTTTACTTTTTTATTGATACCTCTTATATCTTTTTTTTTATTCTTTCTTTCTTTTAAAATATTGAATAAATTAAACATAATTAACTATCTTAATAATATATATAATTTATTTTTTTCTTTTTCTATTTTCAAATATTTCTTTAACACTAAATTTTTTTTTTGATTTATTCAATAATCTTTCATTATTTTCCATATTTTGATTTATTAAAGAGTTAGTCATATATTGTTTTTTATTTTTCATAATTTTTCCAATTTTCTTCCAAGATTTTAAAGCTTTATGATCTACTTTTGTAGTACATATTATATATCCTTTACCATTTTTTCTCCTAAATCTATTATACCATTCTTTCTCATTACCACCAAATGGATAATTATTATCAAAATATTCTTTTTTATTTAGTTTATTCTTAATTAAAACATGTTTTGGAAATACCATAAAAAAACCAACTAAATATTTTTTACTCAAATTTTTTATATTTCTATTTTTATTTGGATTTGCCCTTGAATAAGTTTTTGTCATATTATTTTTTAAATTACATGGCCCATAATATTCTAATTTATTATTTATACATTTAGATTCCTCAATTAAAATATTTTTTAATGTATTATTTACTATTAAATCATGATTACATATTACAATAACTTCACAATTATTTTTTATACATTTATCAATACCTTGATTCCACGTTCCGGTTAAACCATTATTTTTAACTTGATCTTTTATATAGATACATTCAACATTATTATATAATTTAGGTATATTGGATACATATTTACTTTTATTTTCATTTGCATATACTATATAATATGAATCTTTTGGTGAATATTTTAATATTGATTCTAAACATGATTTTATTAAACTTGTACTATCATAATGTGTTGTTATTATAAATCCTACTTTTTTCATGTATATTATTTATAATTATATTTTTATTTGTAATATTTTTGATATATTTATATTATACTATAATATACTATAATATAATGAATATAAGACCTGTTTGTTCAAGAACTGAATTTAAAAATAAAAAAGATATGGATTATAATTTTCCACGCGCAATGCCTTCAAATATGATACAACCTATTAATAATTATAATTTAATTGATGGTTTAAACTTTTTACAAACACAAAATAAAAACACCAGAACTACAACTTTTAATGCATTTAATAATGAAACCCCTGTACAACAAACATTTCAAAATGATCAAAATATATATGATAATAATTTTTCTTTAAATCAATCACAAAAATTTGTTAATAATAGCATTGATTCAGTACCAATTAATAAAATACATGAACAATTTGTTGATCAAAGAGCACATGAAGATTATGTTAGATACCAAAGTGGATATGGTTCAGTACCATATCCAAATAATGTTCCTAAATCAACAAGAAGAGAAAAATATGAATTAAACGATCCAACGCGGTGCCCATTGGGAAGAACTTTTGGTATTCCTGAAAATAATCTATAATAATTTTATTATTATATTATATATGAGTAATTTACTTAATATAAAGATTGGTGGTAAAAAGAAATATATTAGTAATAAAACATCGAGAAAGACTTCTAAAAGAAAGAGATATAAAAGAAAGACTTCTAAAAGAAAGACTTCTAAAAGAAAGACTTCTAAAAGAAAGACTTCTAAAAGAAAGACTTCTAAATTAAAAATTAATACATATAATATATATACTGACGGAAGTACAATTAATAATTGTAGAAATAGTTATAATGCTTCTGGTGGAATAGGAATATATTTTGATAATAATGAATTTGAAAAAATATCTGAACCTTTCTTTATATATCCAATTACGAATAATCGTTGTGAACTGTATGCATGTATAAGAGCTATTCAACTATTAAATATAAAAATTAAAAATAAAAAAACAATTAAAAATGTAATAATTTATACGGACTCAGAATATACAATTAATTCATTATCTATTTGGATAAAAATGTGGAAAAAAAGAGGATGGAAGACTGCTACTGGAAGAAAACCAATTAATCTTGATTTAATATATTGGTTTGATAAACTTAGACAATTGTATAAACATAAATTTATAATTGAATTTAAGCATGTAAAAGCGCATCAAAATAAACCAAAAAATAAAAACAATATATCTCATTGGTTGGGTAATAAAGAAGCTGACATGTTAGCAAAAAGAGGTATGGTTATTTCAAAAAAACTAATGAAGAAATGTTTATAAGTAAATATTTAAAAATATTATAATATTATAATATATTATAATATGGTTAATAAACAATTGTTTAGTAAAAAACCAGATTTAGAGACAGTAATTTCTTTATTAAAGTTATATGGCATTGATAAGTTTGATACAAATGTTGTTTTTTCTAGGGAGGATTTAAGTAAAAAAAATATAATAACAAATCTAATTAATTTTAAACCAAATCTTGATAAGTATTATCTGCCATGTAAATCAAAAAAATATCTTACAAATATAAATATTAAAAGATCAGTTACAATTTTAAGACAGGTTATTAGAGAATATAACTATAAAGTTATTTCAAATGAAAAATATCATTTAGGAAAAAAGTATCTTTCATATAAAATCATTAAATTAAATAAAATTATAAAAGAACCAAATTTAGTTGTTAAATTTGATTAGGTCATTTCTAATTCATTTATAATTTTTATATTTTCTAATATATCAAATTCTTCTTCAATTTCTTCAATTTCTTCATCATCATTATTTTTAGAAACTAATTTATAATATAAATTATTACCATATTTTATAAATTTTATTCCTTGATAGCTATAATATATAGCATTCAAACTTACAGATGCAATTGTATAATAATAATATATATTAAATGCATATCTAATATTATCCATAATATATTACTATTTTAAGTATATATTTTTATAATTTATTTTTAACATTATTTTTCAAGATAATGTTATTTCATTATTTCCATTATATGATAATCCACTACCATTCGGCCAAGCAACTCTTGCTGTATACTGTTTTATTGTTTTACCTATTATCTTATTTATATGAAATGGATTATATTTTGGATAATATGTCATTCCCTTTTTCATATATTTATTTTCTGTCTCAATATCATTTTTTACCTCAGCTGCATATTGTATGATTTTACTAATTTCATTTATATTTGAATCTAATATTAACTGAAAGAAAGAACTTAATTCTTTACTTGGTGTTTTAGGCCAATTTATTCTATTATATAAAGTCCAATGATTAAATAAGTCTTTTGTAATTGTATTACATATATTATTATCATTATTATCATTATTTTTATTATTTTCATTATTTTCATTACTACAATAATATTTAATAGTATCTTCAGTAGTATCTTCAGGAGTATCCATAGATATTTCTTGATTTTTACATCTTTTAATTTTTTTTTTATTATTATTATCATTAATTATTTTCTTGTTAATTAAATTACATTGAAATGTATAATCCCATTTTGGTGTATATGCGCAAATATTCTTATTTTTTTTTTCATATTCATTTGCTTTTTTTAAAATTTCAAAAAAATTTATTAATCTATTAAGTAATGATATCTTATTATTTCTTAATTTATAATTAAGATAATTTATATATTTATAATCTTTTCTCTTTTTTTTTCCAACTTTGAATAAATCTCTATAAATATAAAAATTATTATTATACAACCATGTAGCAATAGGAATATTTCTATATTTACCTGTAATCCAATTATGAAAATTACTTTCTATATCTATATCTTTATTAAAATTTATTGAATTTTTTTTTATTTGTTTATATATATTTATATTAAAATCTAATCCATAATATAATATATATTTAATTTTCTGTTTTTTTATTATGTTTGGATTAAAATAGAAATTATTTAAATCATTATTACTAATAGGGTTTAATGTTATTGTATTTGGATTAATTATTGGTATATTGTAAAATGAATCTATTTTGCGAAATATATTTGGTATAATATTATTTATATTAATCTTATTTATATATAAACCATTAAACCATTTTTGAGGTATTTCAATATTATTTTGAATTAATCTACCCGAATACATTGCTAAGGTGGATGTATATACAGTGGATAATCCGTATACTAAACATGCAGATTCCTTCTTTAATATTTTAAAATTTATAGGATTAATTCCTGCAAATAAATTATTTGGTGGTAATTTTTCATTACAACATATCTTTTTTTTATTCTCTAAATCTTCCACTGTTTTTTCTTTATTTTGAGAACATATTTCTTTACCACAAATATCTAAACAATTGCCTGCATTACCACCATATTTTAAACTTGGTATTGCACAATATATTTCCCCATTTTTACATATCTTTGGTATTAAATCTTGTGGACCTTTTGATTGTACTTTTGTATCATTACTTGTATAAATATTTATTATGCTAAATGCATCAATATCTGTTTTTTTTATATTATTTGACATATTATTTGACATATTATACTATTATTATAATATATATTATTATAAATTTAATTATAATTTGAATAATCCCAATTACATCTTTTTTCCCAATTACTATTTTTATTATTATCTCTTATATCACTTTCTGTAACATCTGCTATAACTAAATTTGGATATATACAATAACAATCATAATTAGTAATTATTTTTCTTAATGGATTAAGGTCAAATGGACTTATATACTTTTTAGCTTCAATGATTATTTGATCCGCAATATCCATAGATATTCCTATTGCAAATGCACCACTAATTTTATTATTAACTTTATAAATCTGGCAATTAGTATTATTTTTATTTACTTTTTTATCTATGTTTTCAATCTTATCAGACGATCCCAAAAATAATAATTTCCATCTATTTTTTTTTATATCTTTATTTTGTAATATTTCAATTATATTTTTTTCAAAATCTTTTGATAATAATATATCATCTTCAAATATTAATATTTTTTTAAATTTATTTTTTTTTGCATCATTTAAAATTTTTATCATTGATTTAGAACAACAATATTCACCAATATTAATTTTTTTATTAAATACATCTCTTTTGTATTTATTCTGATTAATAAAATCTTTATTATCTTCTCCGTATACTATTTCATATTTTATATTATATTTATTCATTATTTTTATCATTCTTTCTCTCTTAATATTCCTTCTTTCTAAATTTAATATATATATTTTATCAAATATATAATTAATCTCTGAATATTTATAGTATTCATCAATTAAATTTATATCAGAATTTTCATAGAATACTATATTTTTATTTTTAATTATTTTATTTTTAACTATTTTAATACAACCATTGTTATAATATTTTTTTGTATCATTTGTATCATTTGTATCTGATTCTAATAATAGTTTATCTTTAACTTTTATAATATATTTTTTTTTATTGTATTGACATATTTCATAATTTTTATAAATTAAATTAATTTCTTTACTATTTTTTATATTAACTAAATTTGATATATAATCATAATCATATTCAATATTTTCTTCAAAATATATTATTGTTTTCCCTTTTTTATTTATTTTCACTTTTAGTTTTTCTTTATTTTCAATTATCTTTATACTTGATATCTTATTTATATATTCTAATTCTTTTTCATCAATCTTATAATTATTCAATATAAGTATTATATATTTATTAGGATAATCTTGTCTTAAAACATTTTTTATAATTGTATCTATACTTAAATTAGACTTTAATGATATTACTACATAAACTTTTGTCTTTTCTATTTCATATTCTATTTCAGACGCATATACATCTATTAATTTATATTCATCTAATGATTTATATATTAATTGTATTTTATTATCTTCATTCAATTCTAATTTATATATATTATATTCTTTATCATTATCCTTATCAATAATTATACCATTATTTTTTATTTTAATTGGATTATATGTAAAATCAATCTCATTATCATTTATTTTTAATATTTTTTTATTATTATTGATTTTAATATTAATCATATAATTACCAAATAGTTAATGTTTTAGTATTTTGAAACGAATTATCTTTAAGATAATATTTTCTTTTTTTATTAATTACCTTAACTACTTTTTTATTTGTATCATTTAAATTTTTATTAATATTTAGTAAATATTCACGATAATTTTTTTCATTTGTTTTAATCCTTTCTAAATTAGCATTATTTTTTTTATAATAGTTGATTTTTTTTTTTAAATTATTTTCTTTTTCCTCTTGTATTTCTAATTTTATATTGTTTTTATAATCATATTCTAATTTTATCTTGTTTTTATAATCATTTTCTAATTTTATCTTGTTTTTATAATCATTTATTCTATTAACTAATTTGTAAAATTTACCTTCATTTATGTTATTTTTAATTTCAATATATTCTTTTTGTTTCATATTAATTTTATTAATTACATTATCATACATTTGATCTTTATCATATATATTGTATATTTCTTTCCTATTAATATATTCTTTTAATTTACTATTATAATTTTTTAATATTCTTGTGTCTTCTAATAATTTTATATTAATATCATTATTATCTTTATTTATTTTATTTATTAAAAAGTTTAATTCCTTATCATCGTCATTTATTTTTAATTTAATTAAATTTTCAAAAATTTCATTATAATTATTTGATAAATCATTTATATTTTTATTTAATTCTTTTGATTTAACTCGCTTAATTTCTGTGTTTATAAGATTAATATCAAAATTAATATTATTCTTTATATCTTCAATATAGTGTAATTTTATTTTTCTTTTTATTTGAAATATATATTCTTTAATTTTTAGTAAAAAAGCTAAATTTATATTTGTTCTGTTAACTTCATTTGAATTTTTATATTTTGAATAAAATTTAAATATATGTTTATATTCTTCTTTGTAATCAAAACTTATTGCAATTAAATATTCTTTAATTTTTTCTTTTATTATATTAACTTCTGAGTCATTAATATTTTTTATTTTATTCGATATTTTTATAATTCTATCTAATTTCTTATCTATATTTAATACTTTTTTAAAACTTTTTTGATATTTTATATTAATTTTATTAATATCTTTACCAAACTTTTTTAAATTATTTAACTTCTGTATATCCTCTTTATAATTATTTATAACATATTTAGAATATTTATTAAATATTTTTTCATTATTTTTTTCAGCATCTTTAACATTTACTTCATTATCCAAAAGTTCATTTATTTTATTTTTATAATTTATTACTATATTATGATTTATCAAACTATTATATGAATTATTTATTACATTTAATATATTTATGTATTTATCTTTACTATTTTTGTCATAACTATTTTTAATAAGATCTTTATACTTATTCTTTAATAATTCCAATTCACTTTTTTTTATAATCATATTTTCTTCTATATTATAAAATAATTTACTAATTTTATCATCATATTTAATATGATTATTAATTTCAATAGTATTAACATTACCTATATGTATTTCACTATTAATACTATTATTTAAAAAATTTATATGTATAATCATACTTGTTTTTACACATTTAATACTAAATTTTTTAGTTATATTTATAAAGTAATTTTTATATTTATTAAAATAATCGGTATTTGTTATAATTATTATATTTTTATTATCTTTTACAAATTTTTCTATCATATTATAATCTAAAATAGTTGATTTAATTACCTCATTTATTGTTATTCCAATTACATCATTAATATTTTCACATATATATAAATCTTCAATATTATCTAAAACTATATTTTCAGAATCTATATCAATTATAGTTTTCATATATATATTTTATATATATTTCATATAAAATAAATACTTATTTATCTATTTTTTTAAATAATTGATAATATTTGTAGTAGTCAATCTTAGTTTCTAACTTATCAATATTAATATCTTTTATTTCGTTGTAATAAATACTATTTTTTAATTTTCTTTTTTCTATTTTTAATTTTGTAATCATATTTACAGATATTTGTTTCCTGTTTATATTATTTATTATTTTTTGTATATAATCATTATTAATATCTTCATCATATTGTAATATTTTATCTAAATATTTTATTATTTTTTTATATTCTATTATTAATTCATTTGATTTTATTTTTTTTAATTTGTCATTTATATTACTTTTTAAGTCATATATTTTATTTTTTTTCTTCATTCTTATTTCAATTAAAGCTTTATCTTTTGAGATATCTTCTAATATTTTGTTAATATTATTATCTATATTAATTTTTAAATCATTAAATTTGAAATTATTTAATGTGCATTGAATTTTATTTACGATATCATTATATTTTTTATTATCTTTAACTTTTTTTTTATATTTTTTTAATAAATTATGGTATTTACTTACAAAATTAATATTATCTTGTTTTGTATTATTAAATATTATATTTATATTATCATATATATCAAATATTTTTTTATATTTAATATTGTCAGCTATTAAGTAATTTACTATATAATTATTTTTTATAACTTTTAAATCTATTAAAATATTGCATTTTTTATTTAATTCTAATTTAATATTTTTTAGTATCTTACATAGATCTTGATTATTTTTTGAAATTCCTTCGCTTGTTGTCACTTGTGCAACTGCTTCGCTTGTTGTCACTTGTGCAACTGCTTCGCTTGTTGTCACTTGTGCAACTGCTTCGCTTGTTGTCACTTGTGCAACTGCTTCGCTTGTTGTCACTTGTGCAACTGCTTCGCTTGTTGTCAATATTATTATGTTTTTATATTTCATTATATATTCATTCATTTCATTTTCATTTATTTCTATATAGCTATTTTCATTATAAATAATAAATATTTTACCTTTGTATTTTATATTAATATTATTAATAGTTATATTATTATTATTAAATAATATGTACATAAATAAGTATAATAATTAAATTTTTATTTATTAACGTTATATATATGCTTGAAGTTGATACTAAATACTGGGGAAAATATTTTTGGTATATTTTACATTTTATATCTTTAAATATTGAAAATGAACATGTAGATATATTCAGAGATTTAATTTTTTCATTAGAATATATTTTACCATGTCCTGTTTGTCGTGAACATTTTTCTAAATTATTAAAGAAAAATAATTATATATACAGTAAAAAAGATGATTGTAATAATATATTATTCAATATACATAATAAAATTAATAATAGATTAAATAATCTGGTTTATGATATAGAAGTATTGAAAAATTATAAGAATTATAAAAAATTTTATAAAAATGTAATTTATATAACAAATATATTATTAAATCATGATAAAAAAGTTTTTAATAAATTAAAAATATTTTTTAAAATAATATGTTTATTAGATATTAAGTCAAATCATTTATTAAATACAATTCCTGACAAATTTGAAAAAAATAATTTAACGTTAGAATGGATTTATGAATTCAAAAAAAATATCATTCAATAATAGTATATGAATAAATATTTAAATTATACAATTATTCTATTTTTAATTTTATCACTTGGTTTATTTCTAAATTATATACAATATATTAAAGATGTATCATTAAGCCTTTTTAATGGTAGTTTTATATATTTTTTTATTTTTATTATAGTGGTATTAATTAATATTTTCTTATATTTTTCAAAACCTTTATTTATTTACTTTGTTAATTCATTTTTAATTATTTATTTCTTTATTTTAAATATTAGCAATAATAGTTCAAAATCAATATTTGTTATGATATATTCTTCAATCGTATTTGCTATATTATCTTCCTTATTTTATTTATCAACATTGGGTTTAGTTGATTATAGGTTAGGTCTTTTATTTATTGTTATAGTTGCAATTGTTATAGTTATTTACTTATATAATTTAAGTGATGATTCTGATAAAGTAAAATATATTATGGAATGTTTTTGTGAAAATAAAGATTCAAAATTACCTGTAAATTTTAATGGACCGTGTATGACACAAAATAATGAATTAGGATTTGCAAAAAATGGTAAGTGTATTAAAAGATGTAAATCAATTGATAAAAATAAAAAAGTAGGAAGTGTAAAAAATAATAAAGTTAATAATAAAGTTAATAATAAAAAACAACAGATATTAGCTGTTAATAAATACAATATTGAAACAAAAAGTACAACTGAATTTCCAAAATATAAAGTAGGTAAAGTAGATATTACAAATTCTTTAAAAAAACCAACAAGAGATAATTTTGATTACTGGTGTAAATATACAAATGGTTTAGCATATAATGCCGCAAGTATTAGTCCTGTTGATAATGATTTTGGTTATTCTATTGCTAATTGTTCTAAGGATATATCAAATAATATAAATAAATATTATCTATATACAGATTGTTTTAATAATAATTCTAAATTTAATATAAATGATTTGAATAATATTTGTAAAGAAAAAAATATAAATACTAGTGTTGATTTAGATTCAGTTGGGGCTTATAATTGTCCTATTGGTCAAGTTAGATATAAATGTAGTGTTCAACCCACAAATTATAAGAATTATTCAGAATGTTTTAAATATAATCCAAATGATTCTTATGAAGATTACAATAAAAAATGTAAAAAGAAAAATATGATTTATCAAAATGATACAATTTCAACTTACAATTGTAATGATGTTTTAGGTGAAGTTAGAGTAAAATGTAAGAATATAATATAAATATATATTTATAAAAATTGAAAATAAAAGTATTTAAAGACTAATACATCTATTTAAAGTGTAATGAGTTCATTAGTAAATAAAGATAATTTAAACGATGAAACGATTGATTTAAAAATTAAACAATTTATGGATATGAATAAAAATATCGATAATATAGAAATAAAGCCAACAAAATTTAAAGTTTCGACACATTCGGCAAAAGCAAAATTAACATTACCTATTAATATTGAAAAACTATCAAATATAATATATAAGAATTTAGTAACTTTTGGTAATGATACAGTAAATTTACCGTATTTTGGAATAACATATAATAATTTAGATATTAATTTATTGAAGAAAAAAAAATATAAGAAAAAGAAATCAAAATTCTTTAATTGTTGTTCAATTATAGTAAAGAGTATTGATAACTCTAATGTTAATATAAAATTATTTAAAAATAGTAGTGTTACAATGACAGGTTGTAAGACACCTGATAGTGGTTTAGTTGCAATAAGATTGCTTGTAAACGAAATTAAGAAATATAGTGAAGTTTCAGAATCTGATATTACTGAATTAGATGTAGATGATTATCAGATTACAATGATTAATGCTAATTATAGTATTGGTTATAAAATTGATGCAAATAAATTATTTTCAATTGTCAAAAATGATTATAATTTGTATGTATCATATGAACCAGATAGATACCAAGGTGTTAAAATAAGTTACATCTGGAATATATTGAATAAAAGTAAAGACGGTAAATGTCATTGTCATGATAAAGAATGCACAGGAAAAGGTAAGAATAAGGATGGATTGGGATTAAATAGATGTAAAAAGGTTACAATTGCAGTTTTTAAAACAGGTTCTGTTGTAATAACTGGTGCAAAAATGTTAGATCAAACAAAAGATGCATATAATTTTATAAATTCAATTATAATAAAGAATTCTTCAAAGATAATTAGATTTTCATTATTGGATTTGATGAATTAGATAGTATCAGTATTATTATTTTTGCTTGTGTCATTGTCTTCTACTTCTTTGCTAATATTATTGCATGGTAAAGATGGTATTTGTACAATTTTAAATAAATTTAAAACTGCAATACTAACAGTAATAACAGCCATACCCCCAATTAAATATTTTTTATTATATTCAACAGTCATTTTATATATATATATATATATATATATAATATTATATTTTTAAATAAGTATTTAAAGATATCAAGCTATTTTTTTACTATATGAGTAAAATATTAGAATTAAAAACAGTACAAACTAATTCATTTAAGGTATTAATTGAGGCATTAAAGGAAATTCTAACCGATGCAAATCTGACATTTGATTCATCTGGCTTAAAAATTGTTGCTATGGACCCGTCACAGACAGTATTAGTACATCTTAAATTAGATGCATCTAAATTTGAATATTATAAATGTGATGATAGATTAGTTATTGGTGTTAGTATGATTAATTTTTTTAAATTAATTAAAACTATGACCAATAATGATACACTATCATTATTTATTACTGATGAAAACACAAATATTCTTAATATTAAGATGGAAAATTGTGATAAAAATAGAAGAACAGTTTTTTCATTGAATTTGATGGATTTAAATGAGGATAATTTTCAGATTCCATCACAATCATTTGAATCTATTATTACAATGCCGGCACAAGACTTTCAAAAGATATGTAGAGATATGCATAATTTATCAGACACAATTGAAATTAAAAGTGTTGGACAACAGTTGATTTTTTCATGTAAGGGAGATTTTGCATCACAAGAAACTGTTCATGGTGAGACGTCAAGTGGTATTTCATTTTTAAAAACAAATAATAATGAAGTTATTCAAGGGTATTACAATCTCAAACATTTAGTGCTATTTACAAAATGTACTAATTTATGTAATTCTATTGAGTTATATATGAAAAATGATTTTCCAATTGTTATTCAATTTGTTGTTGGTAGTTTGGGAACACTTAAATTAGCATTGGCACCTCAACATATGGGAAATTAAGTATTTATAATATTTATTTTAATATGTTTGTTTTAATATATTTATTTTAATATTATAAATATTAATTTTTAAATATTAATTTTTAAATATTAATTTTTAAATTATAAACTATATAAAATAATATATATAGTTTATATATACCTATATTAATATGGTTGGACCATTACTTTATCCAAGTAATTTAAAAAAATATCCTGGGTCAATAATTGAATATAAATCGAAATATATATTTATGGTCTATAAAAATTCTTGTAAACACAAAATACATGAAATTAAATTTGGAGAAAATAAAACAAAAGAAAAAGCAAAAAATGAAATTATAAAATATAAAAAAGATTGGGGTATAAAAAATAATTTAGTAAAAAATAAGTATTATGTAAATGATAATGAATTAAATATATATTTAGGTAAAAATATTTGGTTTTTAGCTGATGTAAATGATTTGAATTTTGTAGATAAATATATTTGGAATGTTAGTAGAGGTAAATATATTAAATATGCAATTACACTATCACCAAAAAATGAAAGGAAAGATATTAATAAAAAGGAATATAAAAAATTTCATAATTATATTACTAAATCAAAAGATGTAAATCATAAAAATAGTAATACACTTGATAATAGAAAAAATAATTTAATGTTATTAAATAATATTACATTGAATAATAATAATTTAAATAATAAAATTAAATATAAATTGAGAAAAGACAATACAAGTGGTCATTCTTGTATTTACAGAGGAAATTATAAAGACTATGAATATTGGCAGGTTAAAGGTAACGATTTTCATGGAAAAAAAATAAACAAAAAATTTAGTGTTAATAAATTTGGTGAAGAAAAATCAAAACAAATGGCAATTGAATATAAAATTAATTTCATTGATATGACTTTTTAATTTTATTTTGTATATTAACAGCTCCATATGTGACCTCTGTCTGAACAAAGATTTATTGTTCTTCTTTCTTTTTCTATATTATTATATATAATTACTGTGCCATTATAATTATGTTTAATCTTCACTTTCAGTGTCTCTGCTAACAGTATTAAAAAAGGATCACATGTTGAACATAAATAACCATTATTTATTTTATTTATATCTAATTCTTTAATATGTTCAATATTTTCTTTAATTTGTCGTTCTTTTAATTTTTCATTATTCCATGTTACATTATTTGTTTCCTGATTTTTACTTTTTAATATTTCTACCATTCTTTTCGGAAAAATTCTTCCATTAACATTTAATATTTTTTTATCTTCATCTTTTAAAGATGATATAATTGCATTCCAAAAGCATGTCATATATTTTAATTATTTATTTTTATTCAAACATCGTAAATATTCAATTTTTAATTTTAAACAATAATCTTCAATTTTTAATGATCTATTTTTTTTAATACAATCATACCATTCATTATAGTGATCTACACAATCACAATAGTTTTCTTTTTCTTTTTTTTCATTATCTTGACTAGTAACAAATTTTTTTAGATAAAAATATTTCATTAAATATTTTTATCAAATTATCTTTATAATATATTTAATTAAATAATGGATCTTCTAACCATTCTTTAAGATAACTTTTTGAAAAGATTCCTCTTCTTAAATTATTTTTATATATCATTACGTCTTGTTTAAATTTTGCATATAAATCAATTATTCTTTTTAGTTTAGAATTATTATTTAGTAATTTAAGAAAGATTACAGTTTCACTCGGTATAAATTCTGTTCCATATTTTAATACTTTATTCTTAATTTTTACATTTGTAAACCTTGTTGATTTTATTATTTTAATTTTATCTCTATTTTCCCAATTTACTTTAACTGATAAATATCCTTTTTTATTTTTTTCGTAATACCAACTTTTTTGTAATTTACCATAAAAGTTTATTAATTTTTCACCAATATTATTTTTGAAGTATAATTTTATAACTTTCTTTTTATCATTATTATTATTTAATCCATTAAAATCCATTGGTAATATATTATCTAAATAAGATTTACATCTCTCAACCTTTTCTTTATAAGCTTTATTTATTGCTTCTCTTAATCTATCATCATTTGTTTTTTTAGTTTTTGTACATATATTTTTATTACGGCAACATGGATTACAAGTTTCATCACAATCATACTTTAAACAATTATGTGTTCTAGCTTGAATTATTACTGTTCTTATTACCTCTATTGCTTTGTTTCCAGATGAATCTGATACATTATATTTTACTATATATTCACCTATTTCTTGATCATTTACTTCATTAGTTATAATTATATCTTTTGTTAAATCACCGTCATAATTATCAAAAGCTGTGGAACCTTTATCCTTATATGGCTTCCCGATTGTATGATAAATAGTTGCATCACCATTTAGTGTAATTACCGGTGGTGTTGTATCTTCTACTATTACGGTTCTTGTTAAAATTGTTGTATTTCCTGCTGCGTCTTCCACTGTGTATGTAATTGTATATGTTCCTACTTGATCTACATCTACTGTTCCTGTTGTTATAATACTAGCTGTTAGGTCACCATCTACTGTATCTGTTGCTGTTGCTCCTTGATCTGTATATGGTGTTTCTGCTTCGTGAACTACTAATGCATCACCATTTAGTGTAATTACCGGTGGTGTTGCATCAAATACTACAACTATTCTTTATGTTGTTGTTGTATTTCCTGCTGCATCTGATACTGTGTATGTAATTGTATATGTTCCTACTTGATTTACATCTACTGATCCTGATCCTGGTCCTGGTCCTGATACTGTTTTTGTAATACTAGCTGTTAGGTCACCATCTACTGAATCTGTTGCTGTTGCACCTGGATCATTATATGGTGTTCCTTCTTCGTGAACTACTGATGTTTCACCATTTAGTGTAATTACTGGTGGTGTTGTATCTTTTAATTTAAATACTCGGACATGACCTGAATATTGACCATTGTCATCATTATAATATGCTCCAATTGCGACTATTGATCCATCACTACTTAATGATACTGACCATCCTGAATAATCACCTGCTCCTTCACCATCTATGTCACCATTTATTTGTGACCATGAATTACTGTTATTACTATATTGATATACTCGGACATGACCTGAATCTACACCATTGCCATCATTTTGATATGCCCCAATTGCGACAATTGATCCATCTGCACTTAATGATACTGGGTATCCTGAATAATCATAGTCTGCTTCTCCATCTATGTCGTCGCCTAATTGTTCCCACGATGTTCCATTATAATTATATACTCGGACATGACCTGATCTATTACCATTGCCATCATTTAGATCTGCCCCAATTGCGACAATTGATCCATCTGCACTTAATGATACTGAAATTCCTGAAGAATCTGTTGCTGCTTCTCCATCTATGTCTTGGCCTAATTGTGTCCATGAATTACTGTCACTGCTATATTGATATACTCGGACATGACCTGAATTTTGACCATTAACACCATCATTTAAATATGCACCAATTGCGACAATTGATCCATCTGCACTTAATGATACTGAATATCCTGATTGATCACCTACATCTTCACCATCTATGTCTTGGCCTAATTGTGACCATGATGTTCCATTATAATGATATACTCGGACATGACCTGAATCTTCACCATTAACACCATCATTATATCTTGCCCCAATTGCTACAATTGATCCATCTGCACTTAATGATACTGAAAATCCTGATTCATCAGCTTCTGCTTCTCCATCTATGTCTTGGCCTAATTGTGACCATGATGTTCCATTATATTGATATACTCGGACATGACCTGAATCTTCATCATTGCCATTATATGGTGCCCCAATTGCGACAATTGATCCATCTGCACTTAATGATACTGACCATGCTGAATAATCACCTTCTTCTCCATCTATGTCTTGGCCTAATTGTACCCATGATGATCCATTGAATTGATATACTCGGACATGACCTGAATCTTCACCATTAACACCATCATTATATAATGCCCCAATTGCGACAATTGATCCATCTGCACTTAATGATACTGAGTATCCTGATAAATCACCTGCTGCTTCTCCATCTATGTCTTGGCCTATTTGAAACCAGTCCATATTTGGATTTATTTCTGCATCACTTACTACAACTATTCTTTCTGTTGTTGTTGTATTTCCTGCTGCATCTGATACTGTGTATGTAATTGTATATGTTCCTACTTGATCTACATTTACTGATCCTGATCCTGATCCTGATCCTGATCCTGGTCCTGATACTGTTTTTGTAATACTAGCTGTTAGGTCACCATCTACTGAATCTGTTGCTGTTGCACCTGGATCATTATATGGTGTTCCTGCTTCGTGAACTACTAATGTTTCACCATTTAGTGTAATTACTGGTGGTGTTGCATCTTTTAATTTAAATACTCGGACATGACCTGAATTTTGACCATTGCCATCATTAAAATCTGCCCCAATTGCGACTATTGATCCATCACTACTTAATGATACTGAGTTTCCTGAATAATCATCGTCTGCTTCTCCATCTATGTCGTCGCCTAATTGTTCCCACGATGTTCCATTATAATTATATACTCGGACATGACCTATATTATCAGATGCATTACCTGTTTCTCCATCATTGCCCCATGCCCCAATTGCGACAATTGATCCATCTGCACTTAATGATACTGACCATCCTGAAGAATCTGTTGCTGCTTCTCCATCTATGTCGTCGCCTAATTGTTCCCACG